TCGATCTCTTCATCGCCAGACAGTACAGCACCAGCTCGGTCCATTAGAGCTCGCCACTTCTCATCAGTCTTGATTGAATTGCGAGTGATCACACCAGTGACTTCCTTCAGCCATCGCATTCGGTATGAAGCCTTCAATGGAAGCTGCTCATACATTTGCCATGCGGTGTCTTTGAATTCATCATCTACTGGAGCGAGAGGCTCGACCTCTACTTCAGGCTCAGGATCTGCAGCAGGCTCTTCGGCTGCAGCTTCGATCTCATCCTGTGATGGTTCATTCGGATCGGTAATATCTGGATGATCTTCAGTACCTTCATTGTTTGGATCTACTTCCACAGCTTGCTCCTCCTTCTGTTTTGCGGTTGCACTAGTTTTTTGATCAGGCATGTTTGTGACCTCGCCAGTGCCAGGATCTATATCAATGACACTGCCATCTGCTGACACTCGAGCATTGAGCTCATCTGGAGTGTATACTAGCATGCCACTGAATACATCAGGACAGTATGATCGGACACCATTGCTGACACACCTGGCAAACATCATCGCCTTCGGATAATTCTTCCAGTTGTCTTTGCAGTTGCAGGTATTGTATTTGGTATAGGTAGATCCACCACGACCACGCTTCTCAATGTCTCGAAGATTGTGCTCGAGCGGAGCATTCGGACATTCAGGATCAAACATGCCAGCCATCTTTGCTTCTTCTATATCGAAGCTCTCTGTGCCGACCTTGACTCGCTTGCCCTTCTGGTATTCATAGAAGTCGATAGTACATCCATCGAGCTCCTTCTTCACGATCTGATAATCGTATCGGCCAGAGCTCTTGACCATGCCAGCCATTGTATTTGCTGATAGTGTGGCATTGCCCTCGATCACATGGACCGCTCGCATTGATGCGAATGGAGCAAGGCCGAGCTCCTGGCCTGCCATAATTTTTGTGATCCCCTTCGAGATCTTGTCCATGTCCTGACCGAACATGCCTGAAGCCACAAATGCTTTGGAGATCTGCTCAATCTCGGCATATGATAGTTGCTTCTTGACCATTATCTGTGACCCTTCAGCCACAGGTGTTTGCTTCTCTCCCATAAGAGTTGCACCTCCTTCTGTACCTCTTACTGTACTCCTGCTTCGTTAGCCAGTCAAGTACATTATTTATTGCTTGTGGATATTCCCCATATAATAGATGTAGAGACCTCTGTAGTTGCACCTCCAGAGGTCTCGCTTTTTATTTGAGCAAATGCACGAAGAATCGGCCAGGTGATCCACGATGATACTTCCTGGCCTTGTACGCTTGCTCGAGGAATCTACTCTTGCCAAGCTCATACAATCGCTTGTAGAAGAATGGATTGAATTTCGGATCATCGATCAGATCCTTGCAGTCTTCGATTATCGCATCGGCTTCTTTGGCACTAGGTTTATCTTTGACTATAGCTATAGCTATAGAATCTCTGTGAGTTTTACTTCTATAGCTATAGTCTTTGATGAGTGAGCTGACACTAGATGTAGTGCTCATGATTCTTGACACCTCCATACAGACCCTGTACAATACAAGGTGAATCTCCCATTGCATACGCATTGAAAGATAGACCTCTGACTACAATCAGGGGTTTATTTATTTGTCAGGATCTCGAGCTCCTGGATTGATCTCCCATCACCTCCACAGTCTCTGTGTTGTCTGTTTTGAATGAATGGTACTTATCATCATACACCACACTCTGCTCGGCTTGCAAGTCGCTCATGTTTTACCTGTGCAGAAGTCCTGAATATAAGTGGATAACTTGCAATATAACAGAGGTGGTGTGTTGTCCACACTTGACTCATAAAAGTATAGTCATGATAAAATAGACAGTGGCAACATAATCGGTGGTAGATAATTTTGCAACACAAGAAATTCAAATTGCTGATCGTGGCGATATCAGCTCTCATCATTAGCTTCGGCTGCATTGCAGCTATAGACAATTACAAACAAGTGCAACACACACAGTCTCAGATCAAGCGATTAGAGACTGAGCGACAGCAGCTACATCAAAAGACTGAAGAGCTTCAAAAGACTCAGACACAGACTGAGAAGCAGCTCGAGGATCAGAAGAAGCTGGAAGATCAGCTTCGCAATGAGATCAAGAATCTTCAGGCAGCAAGGGCAGAGAAGGCGAGACTGGCTGCACTCACTTCAAGTCCGAAGGCATTTGCTGAAGAGCCTGTCAGAGCCAGCGGATCATGTGCCGACTGGATGGCTGCAGCAGGCATACCAGATATGTATTCAACACATAAGCTGATCATCAATGAGAGTGGATGCAATCCGAATGCAGTGAATCCAGACTCAGGAGCATGTGGAATCCCTCAAGCACTACCATGCAGCAAGATAGCTCATTGTGGTGTAGAGCCAGTATGTCAGCTCCGATGGATGGACAGCTATGTGAAGGGCAGGTATGGCTCTTGGGATGGAGCTCTCGCTGCCTGGAATGCAAGATACCCTCACTGGTATTAGTTACCGAGTGAGGGCTTTTTTGATCTTGTAGATAATGAATTGATTACGATTCAGTAGCACTGGACCTTCCCATATAGGGAGGAATTCGCCTGGTGTGTATGTATAGAATCGATCTTCAAATTTTTGTTTTATGTATTGCATAACACTATTATAGTATCACAGAGTCTCACTATTGTCAATAGGTAGCTGGCCTCTATTGAATGCGACTATGATATCTCTCGGTGGCTTTGGTGGTGGAGCATATGCATTATCCCACTCCTCATGCTGGCATCGACACATGCGGACCACGAATCGGCCACAGCTTCTGAGCTGCTTCTCTTCTCGTGTCTTGTATTCTGCAGCAGGATGATACACATGCTGGCGATCCTGGAATGGCTCAGGATATTTGCATAGCTCTGGATTGCACTCGGTCTGAATGTCAGGTGGCCTCACTGCTAGTCCATACTGATCAATCGGATGAGGCTTCATATTTTCATTGTGCCATAAAAAGCGACAAGCCATAGCTCGGTGGTATTCGGCAGCTATGGCTTTTGTCTATTGGAATAATACTGGCAGGATAGAATCCCTGTCAATAAAAAATTAGAGCCAGAGAGAATACTCCCTGACTCCACCCCACATGATCTATTCTACCGCTGCAAGAAGCTCGGAGCAATACCTTTTGATGGTGTGCTGTCCGATGTGTGTCGATAGCGATCCACGATCTTTGCTAGTGCAGCTACACCAGCCACGATCAATGCACCGACATTGACAGTGAATCCGAGCACTGTGATATTTGAGGCAGCCACTTCAGGACTGCTTGCGACCACAGTCAGGATCAATACCACGACTCCGAGAAGTCCGAAGTATACTGCTCGAGCGACAGATTTTGCTGTCTCAATTAGAGCTTTGTTTGCCATATGTTCCTCCTTTATTTATTGAATGGATTAGGGAAGTTCTTGAAGATACTTGCCAGGAAGTCAGCAATCGCTTTGACAATCTTCTCCAGTGCAGTTAGCCTGTCAGCCACATCGCCTTGACCTGGAGTAGTTGGATCGGTATCGATTGGCTTTGGAGGTACATAGTCTTCACAATCTACGACATTGAATCCGTTTGTCTGTCGGATATTGCCATCATTGTATGAGTATGCAGTCATGTAGTACTTGCCACCAAGAGCATTTGTGGCGATAGCCACGACATCGATGAGCTCGTTTGCTCCATAAGTTTTGACTGCCTGTGCATTGGCCCAGTTGCTGAAGTTAAAATTCCACAAGTTTGCAGTACGAATCAATTTGATCCTCTTCGGTGTGATCTTCTCGTATGTGATTTGTGTCACAGGTGGAGTAGGTGTCGGAGCTGGAGCTTGTTCTGCAGCAATACGATTCTTTGCATTCTGCCAGCAAGCTGCAGCATAACCGAGATCTTTGAGATCTGCAGGACATAGAGTACCACCTGGATATGCAACACGATCCACTACATCCTTGTGATAGGTGAGCACAAGTCCTGGCCAGATCTTGAGACATTGATACATGATCTCTGTCAAGTTGTCGAGTGTTGCCTGATCATAGTATCCATTTCGCCAGTCACCTCTTACTTCACAGGTCAGAGACTCCTGATTGCTCGGCCAGTTACCATTTGTATATGGTGTGTCATCAGTATCTACATACTGCTCTCTCACAGATCCTGATACATAAAATGTGCTCGAGCCACCACGAGCAGGATCTCCCCATAGATATCGAAGTGTCTGCTCCCATCCAGCACTATGATGGACTGTGAAGCAGCGGATTGGCTTGCCTCTTCCTGGCTGATAATTCCCTGATGCTGCTTGGAAGAATCCTGTGATGTTTGGTAGTCTCATTGAGCACCTCCTCTATTGATATTATAAGCCCGATCGGACCATGACTATCGCTTCTGGATGATCTTCAGCTCTGGTAGGTGATCAATCCCCATGTGTTTTGCCATGATGTATTGGATCTCTGTGACATATTCCATATGATCAGCAAGCTCTCGAATCGGCAATTCCTTCCAGCTCTTGAGCTCTCCCTGCAGTTGTCCGATCATCTTGACTGATTCAGTGTGCAGACCACGAAGCTCTTTGACTTCTTCGGTGAGCACCTTCATCTTCTCATCTTGAGCGACAATGACTTCCTTGTATGAATCGATGGTCTTCTGATAGTTCGATTCCTGTGTCTTGATCAAATTGTTTTTAGTGTTAGCCCAGAATACACCGAGCAATCCTGATACTCCGAGAATGATTCCGATAATCACTGATATGGTTTCCCAGCCCATGCTTCCCCTTTACTTCATTTTTTCGAGGCAAGTATTTGCACCCCACTACTCTCATTGTATAAGAATCAGCCTATCTTGATAGACCTGTCGGCAGGTGGTTGGCGATCTTCTTCAGGGATATGGTTGCCACAGATTTGACACTGGTACTTGCTTCCTCCCACTAGACCACAATAGAAGCAAGCCATACATCGCCTGCAGGTTGCTCGCCATTCGGTCTGCTCAGCACGACATCGAGGGCATTCAAGAGTAGAGCAGATCTTCAGACTAGTATCCTGTGGAGTCTTATTCTGATCCATATCAATATTGTCAAGCGATCGCTTGATCATCTTCTGCATCGACTTGCTGCCGAGCTTCGGTACTATTACCGAATTCCTGTGGTAGTGAATAGAGCGTCTATCTTCCATGCTTCTATTGTTCCTGTTGTGCTAGTGTTTATCAAGTTATCAGCAAGCAGAATCTCGACTGCAGTATATCCAGAAGTCGGACCATCATCGAATGCACTCTCTTCATATGCCACATTAGTGTGCTTCAAAAGATGTGTGAGATCCATCGATATATCGACCCTTCGATTTGAGTCAGCCTGCACATTCACAGATTGTCTTCGCTGATAGTTAGATGTGGCAGTGATAGGGAATGGAGTGAGCTGATCGACAATGCCGATTGACTGGACCACTCGATCTGCTGCAGCTACACCAGCATCAAACTGGAAGACAAAATGGCAGAATAGATTCTCGATTGTCAGTGCATCTTTTGGAGGCAGCATATACAAGAAGAATCTATTGAGGCATGCCGATTGATTTGCAGCAAGGATAGTCTTCAGGCTGTATGGATATGGCTGGAGTTTGTTCTGGCTTCCCATTATTGCTTCACCTCATAGTTATGCTGGACCACTCGGAGATACTGTACATTGTCCACATATAGCTGATCACTCACGAATAAAGAATTTGTCCAGACAATGTGACACCATAGCTTGCCATCCCATCCTGCATCGGTTGGCTGAGGCAATACATTCCGACCTGTTACTTCAATATCAAATGGAGGTGTCAAATTATCCTGCAGCAAATTCTGAGCTATCACTTCAGCATCAGTCATCACACCATCTGCAGACAGTCCGAGATACCAGTCTTGAGGATTATTCACATTGTAGCTATTAGGACAGAAGCCATCAGATCCGAGATCCTGATACAGTACTATGCCAGCAAACTCAGGATTGCGAAGCGTGATGGATGTATTCTTCACTAGGTATGGATTGACTTCAATGGCAAATTTGATCTGAGTTTTATTTTGCACATATGGACATGCTCCACCTCCAGATCCACCACAATACCGATAGAGAGTCCAGTCTCGCTTCTGCTGACTCTTGCCATATCCGACTTGTTTGACATCTGATGCACCCATTATGAGAGCCCCATCTGCATAGTGCAGTCCACTTCAAACTTTGTGAATGTGTAGCCAGTGCCTTTGCTTGGAGCTTGATCGAAGCAGAGCAGGACCACGAATGCATCATTACGGAAGTTAGTATCTCCTCTGTGGTACATGGCCTGATAGAGATTTGTGCGAGGCAATGTGAATGATCCACCTGGAGCAATAGCAAATGGATCGTCTCGGCCAGTGATTGCTCGATGACTAGCTGTGAGCTCTGCTTCAGTATATGAAGTCTGTGCTGTATATAAGTCACTGAATTTGCCGATGGCGATCCTGAATTGTCGAGCTCCCTCTGCTGAAGCCATAGTGAATTTGAGATTGAGATTTGCTTCTATAATGTCACCATACTGAGGTTGCAGTATTCTGATTGCATTGACTGCAGATATGGCTGTCTGGCCACTATATGATGATGGCATCATACATGATAGATCTCCTGGCACTGAAGTGTCGGAGATATCATAGTCTGAATTGGTCCGCCTGTTATAGCCCCATACATTTGCATAGTATGGAATTGCTGTCTTGCGGAGAGCGAGATCCTGATTTCCCATCGGACCTCCTATGCTCTACCAGTATATTCCATCCAGCAGAGGTCACAGTCTTCAATACCTGTGTTGGTATCAGCACCATCAGCTCCGACCCTATTCAGCGTGATTGCTAGTCCATCTCCTGCAGCAAGAGATCCTGCAGCGATAGTTGTCAGTGTGCTATATACGACACTAGTACTTGCCACTGTTCTATTCACATTGAGCGAAGAGTCTATTGCTGTCAGTGCTGCAGCATTTCGGAAGCGGTATGAGTCCAGCCTTCGGACCACCACGCCAGATCCGCTAGTGTTTCGAGAGGTACACTTGAATGTGACACTAGTACCCGATACCCAGTCGGTCGGCAGATTGACACCACATAGCGGTATACCTGTGATGGTAGAGCCATCACTCATAGCGGTCTTGGAGTAGCCTAGATTGCGGTACTTGGTGATCTGAGCCAGTTCGCTGAGTCCGACAATAGCATCCGATAGATGTCGCTGAAGGATTGCATTGTCAGCAATACCAGTACCATCATTGAAGCTGGCATCATTGCTCCACAATTTATTCCACTTTGCTGTGGTTGGTTGTTCATCTGCTACAAATGTATCTGCTGAATACGCCATGTCTTATACCCTTTCTACTTGGAATGATTCAAAATGTTTAATCTTGCCGACCTTCTTGAAGTCTGGCTTGTGTGTGCGATCTGCTTTGATACGCTCTCGAATCTGATGCTTCTCGAATGGAGACAGTGCCACTTGCATCATACCGACTGGCACAAGGCCACGCTCGATATCAGCGATGCGAGTATCATTGCTGCACGATATTGTCTCTGGAATATTAGGCATTGCAGGGATTGGATAATCAGGCTCTACAAATTCAGGAGCTTGCTTGCCTTCCTTCTCAGCTTTGGCCACAGCTTTTGCATGTGCCTTCTGAGCTCGCTCGAGTAGAGGTGGATATTCCTTCTCATACTTGGCAAGATTCTTTTTATACACAGACATGCTCGGAGCATACTCAGGATTCGGCACTTGAGCACCACACTGATATCCCATCATTCGCTCGCCAGTCGGAGCTTCATCTAGTCTGACTCGGCTGGATAGTAGATTGTCTCCGATCGGAATGATAATCTTCCCGAGCTCATTGACTGGCAGACCCATTGAATCACCACCCATGCATTCAAATGCAAGCATTGCTCCACACTTGCTGCAGCTCACGAGCTCCACCACAGCAAAATTCTTCTTGTAGAATTCAAGCATTTGCTGTGCATCTGTGTATGTAGTTTCGCTAGATAGTATCATCTGGTCTCCTCTGTTCTTATTATATGTCAAATTCTATGGAGCGATAAGATCAGTGCCACCGATGCGACTGACATTGATAGTAAAGTATCGCCTGATGTTTCTCTCTTCTACTTCGAGAGTCTGAGTATAGTCACCATTCCGCTGTATGTTATTGGTGACTCCTGTGATGTATACATTTTTTAGCTCATTTGTATCTTCAATCCTGAGCAATCCAGCATCACCGATCTGCAGGGCAGGATCACTCTGGATGGCCACAGGGCAGATATATCGCTTGCCTGGAGATTTATACTCTTTGACCAGTGTATATGCCAGTGTACGAGCTGTGCTCTTGTCCTGGATCATATTATTTTCAATGGTGATCGGCTCTCCATTGTTTGATGGATTCCTGCCGAATGCTTCGATCGATGTGGTGTCTTGAATTCGCTCTTCAATAACCTGAGTGACTTTTGCTGGAGCTGCATAGATTGCGAGCTGTGTCAGGTAGATGATTGAAGTGAATGTATTGCGGAATGTCAGCTTGTATGTAGTGCCACCGAAGTTATAGGCAGACAGTAGTGACACACTGCTATTCCGAGCAAGGCCAGATCCATCGCTGAATTCATTGGTGGCATAGAAGCTCTGAGATCCTGAAGCGGTTGTGATGTATCGAGGGATGCTGATATTCGTGGATGGTAGTGGACCATTCTCATCGGAGAAGTCAATGAAGTAGTCTGTGTCAGCATTAGGGGCGAGCTCGATATTGTTGGTCGCTTCCCATATCTTCTGCACAGCCTGGACCGCTCGAGGCTTGGCCTTCACAATCACATCATTGATGATCGATGTATTCTGCCACTGAATATCTGACAGCTTGCTATAGGTTAGCTGGAAGCGATTGACTCCAGATGCAGTCAAGAAGTGCTGGCGATTCCAGAAGCGGATGATACCATTCTCATCGGCAAACATTATGGCCTGCTCTGCCTCACAGCCATCCTTGAAGATGTCACCCCACTTGCGATCATAGGTAGATAGATATCCGATGTTCTGCTGCAGGGATTTATCAATCACATACTGGCTTGAGCTGAAGCCCATCTCTTGCATACCACTGGCCACAACATTATGGAATGGAGCATTGATAAATGCACCGCTTGTGGTGGCCCTCGCTCCATTGATGTAGTTGAATGCATCGAAGGCATGGATCTGCACTACCCGATTATTGAGCGTGACCTTCGGCTGTGATGTGTAGCCAGTGAATAGCTTGAGGTATTCATCCTCAATTCCGATTGATACTTTGATCGGCCGATTCGGTAGACCGACTCCAGAGCCGACTGTCGTATCATAGCCAGGCAGAAATTTCTTTGTAGTATTGTCGAGCTCCACATCTGCTTGAGCCATGATCACACCATATGGATACTGTCCGATATTCTTCTGCACCGATATGCTTGTCACAAATGGTGACACATCATCGAAGCGGAATTTATCGAAGAAGGTCACGAAGTCTCCACCACCCTTGAGGATATCTGGACCTCCGATCTTGCTTTGATTGATCGTGAAGAATCTGACCCCTGTTGCAGTGGTCCGCATCAGTGACATCAGTACACCGTATCCGATGTGCCGAGCACCGATGGATATTTTGTCTCCCCATCCGCTCGATACTGTCTGCATTAGAATTGCCTTATCTTGACTTTGTATGTTGTGAAGAGTGAATCACCTGGAGCATAGTCATCAGTCTCATCTGGATATGGCAGACCACTGAAGCTGAGCACCCCATATTTAGAGCTAGGATTGTAGTAGTTCACACCAGAGCCAGCAGTGAAGTATGCATCGAGCTGGCCGAATTCTGAGACAGATATATTCTCGAAGATCATCTCGGCATTGTATTTGAAGCCGAGCGGATTGGCTGCAGTCCTGATCCGATTCCTCTGTACCGCTCCATCGATAGCGAATTTGTCAGTCTGAATATACTCACGCCACTCTCTCAGCTTTGATGGCTGTCTTGGTAGTGTGCCTGAGTTTACTGTGATTGGTAGTACTGCCATTATTGTGACCTCGCTCCGATTGCTTGTAGTTTAATTCCATTGCTCTGAGCGATCCTCTGGAATTCCACCCACATCCTCTCAGCAATCTCTCGATACTCAGTAGGCATTCCAGCATACATTCCGATCTGGATCTGTGGATCAAAATTGATCACAGTCGATGGACCACCGCTGATGCCACCTGTATCAATACGATCATCGCCACTGCCGAATAGTTTCGGCCGACCTGACATCTGATCTACTTGACTCTGAGGAATGACATACTCACCTTTGTGGACAATACCAGCGATCTCATTGACTCCACCTCTACCAGTGAATCCACCTTCAGCGAATCCAGGAATGACATCTCGGACCTTGCCGAGTGGTCCTGGTATATCCCAGTCACCGAGCTTGTCTCGAAGAAGCTGACCGACATTGCCGATCGCTCCGACTATCCTGCCTGGAATACCTGTGATGAAGTCGAATGCTTTGGAGAATGGTGTCACAATCGCATTGTATACCCCAGCCAGAGCTGATCCTATATCACCAGCAATCCTGCCGACTGCTCCCACGAAGTCTTTGAGCCACTTAATAGCATTGCTCACCCAGTTGATAATGTTGCTGATCCAGCCGATCGCCAGCCTCAAGCCTTCCACGAAGATCATGATCTGAGCAAATACAATCGCTCCCAGTATGATGCCGAGAGTCTTGAGTACAGGAATCAGGATCGGAGAGATCTGCTCCCACAGATTCTTCAGTGCAGGTAGTAGTCGCTCCTGGAATACCTTCCAGACTTCCATCAATGCAGGCTGCAAGTACTTTTGCCATAGATCAGTCATGACCTGAATGACAGGCTGTAGCTTTTGCATAATGCCCTGCAAACCACCGAAGTGATCCATCAAGAGTTTGATGCCGAGACCGAGTGCTGCACCTGCAGCAATGAATGGTAGTAGTGGAGCAAGTGCTGTCCAGATCGATACACCGAGAGCCACGAATGCAGGCACGAGGCCACCGATAATTGCACCAGCAATGATAGGGAAGTATGGAGAGAGAGTCTCCAGAGTATCCTTCAATGCCTTCATCACACCTTCAGGACCACCCATAGATTCAAACCAGTCATTGAATGCACCGACCAGAGGGCCGATCAGATTGCTCGTGAATTCACCGACCAGCTCCATGAAGTCTCCGAAGGTATTCTTGAATGCGGTCATCTGACCCTGTGGAGTTTTGCGGAGTGCTTCATTTACCTTGCCATAATTCTGAGCCAGCACTTCATTCAATACATTGGCTCGCTGTGTCTCATCGCCTTGTGCCAGGAGTTGCTTCTGGCTATCTGATAGCGTGACACCATAGCGAGACAGAGCACCGATGTTGCCTGTCATCACCTTACCGACTAGATTATTGATCGTGACCATATCTTCTGCAGTAGCATTGTGGCCCTTGAGTTGTGCCACCATGTCAGCGATCTTCGGAGTTAGCTTCTGGATAGTAGAGCCCTGCAGGTTGAATGTTGCGAGCTGAGATTGACCTGCAATAATTGCATCATCTTCAATGACACCGACCTTCTGCAGTTGTGCTGCCTGGTCTTGGAGTGCTTTGACATGATCCTCAGTAGCACCCTTCACATTGAGCAGGTTGGTCCTGAGCTTGGCCGAAGCCTCGACTGAAGCATTGTATGCCTCCATCGACTTTGCACCGAATACAGCAGCTCCTATGCCTGCAGCAGTCAAGCCACCGAGTAGAGCGAATGAAGATCCTTCAGCCTTTTTGAATGCAGCACCGAGTCCACCTGAAGATTGCTCTGCTTTGCCGAGAGCCTTCTCGAGACCGCTTGTGTCTCCATTGATTTTGACTAGTAGATCTCTTGTATTGGCCATGCTATCCCTTCATATCCGCCTCGAGCTTTTGCCTCTCGATGTCTTTGAAGCTCCCCTCTATTCTTATTATAGTCAAGAATTCGAGTATCCTATCAGATGGCTGATCATCTAGCTCGGCAATAGTCCACCCGAATTCCTTGCAGAGCAGGTAGTCGAGGTATTGTCTTGGCACTGGTCGCTCTTTGTCATCAGAGCTGAAGTAGGATATCAGCTCTTGGCTGAGTTTTTTTTTGACTCTTTGGCAGTTGCCTCATCTGCACCAGATTCTTTGATCAGGTATAGAGCATCTGCAGGCTCAAGCATATCCATATTCTCTTCATTGATCTCAGCGATCTTGCCATCAGGACCATCGAGATTCCAGTCCTTCACGATCATCATCAGCATCTTGTCTGCTGACAATACCATATCGACTTCACCATCTTCCTTCAGGACCATCGAATGCTTGGTCTGACCCCATTTGATACCGAGATAGATCTCGACCCAGTAATCTTTGTTTGTCGGAAGAGTCACTTTGCGACTCTCTCGGCCTTCCTTAAAATATGCCATGTGTTTGCACCTCCCTATTTATTAGTAGCTTGATCTTACATTCCTCAAGACAGCATCGACACTTGCACTGTTTGCATTATCGTATGCACATCGCAATTTGAATTTGACTGCATAGAAGTCTGATAGTCCAGTCTCAAGAGGGAAGTCTTCGTAGTATGTTCGATACATGCGGACCTCTAGGCTTGAGCTGTAACCACCACCGATGCCAGGACCATTGACCTTCCAGCTTGCAGCATTCCTGTTGAGAGCATAGAAGTCATCTCTTTGAGTAGTACCCTCGAAGTATAGTGATGCTTCGACAGTCGCTTCAAATTCACCATGATTGATTGTGTCTGGCTCTGCAGATCCATGTCGGAATACCGCTGTGGTGTTATTCTCAAGAGTCAGCTTGAAGTCATGTGGCTTCAAGTTTGTTGCTGAGCCTGCCTGAGCTACTGTAGAGCCGAATGCGAAGCGAGAGTCAGCGAAGCTGTAGACACTGCCTGAAGCGGTTGTGAGGCTTCCTGATGTAGTCGTGATAGGGAATTTGCCTAGTAGTGATGCCTTTGCTTCCACAAGAGAATCACTCACGCTGAATTCGAGAGTCTTCACAGCGACATTAGGATAGTATTGCTTGTCGATAGATCCACGAGCCTGATTGATTGTCAGAGTCTTTGGAGTGTTGCTGTTGTTGCGGACCATTGTGTGATCATAAACTGAGCCAGCGACATTGGCTGGAGTGTTTGTGCCGAGTGCTGCATATAGGAATAGACCTGTGTCATCCATATCAGCATTGAATGAGATTGATCCTTCAGACCACTTCTTGCCGATCACTGCATCGAATGTCTTCTCTCGGACACCATAAGCTGCCTCATTTGGAATAGGCTCATGCTTGGCCATCAATGTATTTTCGGTGAATGGTACTACATCTGTCTGTGGTACAGGCACACCAGGAGTCGCTTCTATTGCTACCCCAGCCCATCCTTTTCTTCCGATATCTAGTGCCATGATTTATTCTCCTCTATTCGTATTATATTTGAATTCGCTCTACTGTATAACCACACAGGCCAGAATAATCTCGGCCATCCTGGTATTCACCTGCTCACCTTGCACGAATGACCACCTGCTCGGTATAGGCTTGCAGAAGCCACGCCCCTGCAGAGTTGCTCCGAGATAGATGTCATTGTCAAACTTGCTGATCAGATCATCGACTATGGTCCGCATGATTCTCTCTGAGTCAGATTCACCCTGCTCCATTCGCTCCTGGTAGATCCTGATTGCGAAGTTGTAGGTCCGACCATCTCGAGAGGTGTCGGCAAAATAGGTATCAGTATTGTCGAGAGGAGTGACAGTGATACATGGATAGTGCTCCATCTTGCTCTTGGCATAGTCAAATACCTGAGTCGAGTCCACCTCATTGCTAGTCTTGATCAGCGTGACTATTGCTGCAGACAATTCATTCCACATATCTATCTCCTCCCCATAAGTGCTGACATCAGCTTGTCCATAACTTTGTCGAATTGCTCACCGATGTATCCTTGTGAGGCTTCCCATCCAGGACCGAAGAATGGCTGAGCTCGAGTACCACGCTTCTCAATGGTCTTGATGATAGGCCATAGAGCCTTGCTCGGAATACCCTTCTTCCTGATCCATCGCTCGATTGCATCTGCAGGTGGTGTGTGGCCAGTTGTGCCATACTCCACATCTGGAGCATAGGATTCCTGAGCCTCGACTTGACCTTCTGGATAGCGGACCTCTGTGAGCACCGATCGCTGCAGTGTACCGAATGCATGTGGAGCTCGCTGTCGGATCTCCTGCTGGCTGTGTGTGGTGGAGTTCACGAGAGCAGCAGTCACCAGAGGCTCGGCATCACCGCCTGCCTTCTTGATGTCTCGGATCAGATCATTCAATCCGACCACTTCCACATTGACTGCTAGTCCACCACTCATCGCTTATCCTTCGTCAATACCAGCTCATAATGATCTGGCAGAATTCCATTGTCATGTACCTGTCGGCCTCTCACGAAGTACTCCTCGCCAGTGCCAGAGACAGTCACCTTCATGCCTTCGACTACTCCAGATGCTGAAGTAAACATGTCGAAGGTTTTGCCGAATACACCATCCACCAGGACAGTTGTCTCGGCCGATGATGGCTGAATGTTTGCTCGTATTGCTGCAGTAGGAATCTGACCTGGACCAAGATATCCAGAGTGTGTGACATACCGCTCTTTGTCAGAGTCGCTCGTGGTCTTTGTGAGCCTCGAGACAAATACAATCTTATCTAGTACAGGAGGCATCAGATCACCTTCCTGGCATAGCCTCCAGAGTCCAGAATGTCTTCAGCAGCAGAGACCAGTGCAGACTTTGAGCGACCGCCTGAATAGCCGAAGCTCATGCTGACTCGACCTTGTGTGAAGCTCTGTGCTCCAGTCGGATTGAATTTGCGAGCGATCATATCTCGGACATACAGTGTTGCTGCTTCCTTCAGATCATCTGGAAGATTGGCAATGTCTGTGGCATAGCCTCCGACATAATCAATCTCATACCAGAGATCAGATGAATCAAGTGCAAGCAAGCCACGCCCCATGCTGATCAGATAATTGCTAGGGTATACCACATAGGTCTTTGGACTAGGGATGAAGTAGACTCGATTGCCACCATCCTCAAGTGTCAGACTTTGATTCATACCGACACCGACAAGCCGAATTGCAGAGATGTCTCCATCCTGGACTGGCCTTCGCCTGAAGCTGATGGTCATGTCACCATTCGGAGAGATCAATGCTCTGTCTCGCTCGGCTGTGACACTGGCTTTGAAGAAGCCATCGACATCACAGTACTGTGTAATGATCTTTGAGGCACGAGATATCATCCCTGATATTGTGGCCTGGCTGTATGATGACAGGTCAAGATCAGGGGCAAATGTTTCGAGTTCTGCTTGTGTGATAAGATTCTCTGCCATCATGCCCTCTCTGTATTCATTATAGCTCAGAGTACTCCCCTCCATAGATTGAAGGGGAGCTGCTCTAGGCTACAGATTAGGATGTAGCTAGACCACCGACTTTGTACTGATATGGTTCACCGATAACCTTCAGCACTGTGGTCTCGAATACACGAGATTGAATACTGTGGTTACTGGTTGGCACATCATAGATACTGATCGCTTCAAGATCTTCCATCTCGATCCAGTTTTCACCTGCAGCAGATCGGACTGATAGCAGGAAGGCCCATGACAAGGCATAGCGACTAGTCACTACCTTGATCAAGTTTCCTGTGTTTCCATCCACGATGTTGCTCAAGTGCTGGCCACCAGTGACAGATCCTTGATCACCGATAGTGATACGCTGGATGCTGCCAGTGCCTTCGAGCTGATCGCTCAATGCACGATTCTGGCGAGGGTTCAGGATCAAGTGTGACACAAGGTCAGCACCATTCTGGAATAGAGTCTGAGCATAGCTAGACACACCAGATGCAGTCAGCAAGCCTGCAGTACCTGAGTTGGTTGTGATGAGTTTGCTGAAGCCTGAGTACTCTGTGGTGTACAGAGCAGCGTCACCAGTGAGAGTCATCACTTCTTCACCGAGCAAGACCTCTGTGGTCTTGATAAGCTCTTCACGAGCTCGGACATCTTCCAGGTTACCACCACGATTTGCAGCGATCTGCTTGCGACCGATCTCTACATCACGACCCAAGAGCTTGTATGGATAACTCACGAATGAGTAGCTCTGTGCTGTTTGGTTAGGCTGACCAGCATCAGCGAAGCCGACACTAGATCCTGTACCGCCAGCTTGGTTGTCGAGGCGACTTGTTAGCTTGTTAAAAGATGCAGCTTCTCCCATGCCAGGAACACGAGGAATGAAGTTGCGGACTGGAGTGGCTGTAGGCACAACAGTCTTTACTACAGGATCAAGATTCTCTGGAGAATAGATTGATCGAGAGCTTGGACTGAATGTGTATGTGCTAGATGTCACAGCCTTACGAATTTCATCTTGCACTAGTTGAGCGATTTGATTTGCTTCCATCAGAAGACTACCTTATCTTTGCACCTCAAAAATTTACTATTGAATGTTACTGCCTGAAGCTGGCTCGGACTGAGGCATGCTTTGCACGACTCTCAGGATCAAGAAGTCGAGAGTACTTTCGGAGCTCGAATGCGACTTTCAATCGCTCATCGTGTGTACCGACTGCAGGATCTGCAGCTAGTTCATCAGCTCGCTTGAGCAGCTCATCCATGTGCTTCTTGTTCTTGCCTTCCTCCGAGTTAGGATCTGGATCGTTTGGATTATCCACTTCCTCCCCCTTCTTCACTGTATAGGTCTTGCGGACCTTTGAGGCAGCAGGCTGACTCTTCAGGCTGGCGATCTCCTCTTTTAGAGGTTCGACTGCTTTCGCAATCCCTGCCTCTACTGCAGCAGATACCATCTTTGCAAGATCACTCTCACCAGTGGACTTTTGAATGGTGGCCTTTGGAGCAAATTTCTTTTGCTTGCCACCCTTGCCAGATTTGTCTTCATCGGCAGCAGGAGTCTCTGGCTCTTCTTCCTCTGCATCTTCAGGAGTTTCTACTTCTTCATCTTCGGTCACGACTTCATTGCCTTCATCATCGACTTCGACAAGCTCTTCGCCAGAAGCATTGACTAGTGGCTGGACCACTACTTCCTTCTCGCCAGTTGGCTCACCATCTTCACCGATGACTTCTTGCTCTACTTCAGCACCAGCTACAGGTACACCTGCTTCTTGTGCTCGCTCCTCAGTATCATTGACTGGTCGGCCATTATCTTCGGCTGAAGTCACGACTGCTGCATTAGCATCACGATCTTCTGCACCCACTACTGATTTTGCTCGATCTCTTACATCCTTCGACATTTTAGCAAGCTCCTCTCTTTTGCTTATGTTCAATGCTTTTGCAGCATTCTCGATTGCCATCTCCACTTCAGGGAATTGTTCAGGCTCGAGAATCTCTTCGGCTGCTGCTGCTTGTATAGCTTCGAGGGCAGACTTGAGGCCATCAAGCGATTCGCCTTCGCCTTCATATGCTCGCCAGAAAATATAATCTGATAAACACATTGCAAGATCGGTCAGCATTCCTGCTTCCCATAGACTCTTTGCGAATGTATCTTGTTTGCCCATACTATTTTCATTGTATACCATGACACTGCCCTTCATAATGTTTTGCGAATTTGAATACTGGAATTGTTTCTCCCACCATGCGACTGGTCGGCCATAAGTTTTCTCAAAAGATTCCTCATGGACCAGCTTGCCATCCCTTGATTTTACGATCTGGAATGTGGCTGAAGCCACTGCAGGATTATCCACAAGTGAAGTCTCACCGAGATCATAATCAGTAATAACATTGACCATCTTCTTTTTGTCATCGATGATCATCTGCTGCATCTTACAGTCATTGACTCGGCCACCGATACTGAAGCCAGCAAGCACACCTTCTTTGACTTTGGTCCAGGCATTCTCGCCATCGGTAGATTCGGAGATCTTTGCTCCGATCCATACACCCTTTGCATCATCATCGAATTCAATCTCGATGGCTTTGCCGACAGCAATATCTTGATGCATCTCTCTGATGTTTCCGATCCAGTTGCTGAATGCCTTCTTGCTGGCCTCATAGGTAATAATCTCACCATGAGAATCGAGCTCTTCGACAGTGGCATATCCGTATACCATTCGCTGCTCTTCATCTACCTTCGTGATAGGGATCGTGACATGTAGTGGCTTCTTCATTTGTTGTGTACCTCTATTTGAATTATAACTGCTGTGATGATTATCAATAATCAAGAGCCATCCCATAACACATCAATGGTATCGAGATCGATCTCTTCGCCTGCATCCTCATAGCACTCACAGCCAGGATGTCCTGGAGGATGTGGATCACCAGAGTCGAAGTCATCATTGACTGGTATCGGACCTTGATCTGCATTGCCTTCACAGATGTCGCATGTGTTCGGACCAGCAGGAATCCAGACCTTTGTGCCGATGCCATTCTCCACCAGGAAGGCTTGCTGTGCTGAGCTCATGGCTTGATTGGCTTCAGTGTTGGCTATGCTGAATGCACGAGTATCAGAGATCCCTTCAAACTCAGACACAATGATCTCGGCCAGCTCATCGATCGTGGCCATGTTGGTCCTGGTATCTCTGATCAGGTTGATCATGCGATTCCGAGTGGTCTCATCAATGCTGGACTTATTGAGCAAATAATTTGCCTGGTCCTGGAGTGCCTCGAGATAGTAGCTATTGGTGAGCTCGAATGTCACGAATGGATCTGCAGCCTTCTTCAGCTTGATCCCCTGCCTTTGGTAGAAGCTCTCGACTGAATAGGTGAATGCAGCAATCAGTACCTTGTAGATGTCCTTCTGCTTGACATACTTGGCGATTGTTTTCTGATTATCTTCTACCCATTTGGTGACACGCTTCTCATCGAATTCCTCATCCTCGACCATCCACTTCGGCAGCTTCTTGGCCATAGCTTTGACCTGATCCAGAATGCCTGCAGACATGGCATCCTCGAATGACTTGAAGTCATCAGTGGTCCTGAAGGCTTCTAGTGGTTCATTCTTTTTGTTGGCTTTGTGGATGAAGTTATCGACTGCTGCAGATAGTCGCTGCAGTTTGTTCATACTACTTTGCTCAAGCTCTTCCGAAGGTTGGTGACTTCAGCGAGGAATTGCACCTGATAATCTGCCATGTAGTCTTTGAAGATGGCTCGGACCGCATCAGCATCTGCAGCTTTGCTGAGCTTTGAATTCATCTCATCCACTACATTCTCTGGCAGCACATCAGACTTGAATGCTCTGAGAGCTTTGCCTTCCTTCTTACGATTGACAGCATACTTGCGGAATGCTCGGAGCTCAGTGACTAGCTGGATATGATTCTGCTCGGCCGACTTCTGCTTCTGCTCATCAGGCACATCACCTGGAGCTGGATCTTCCTTCGGCTTGTCTTCAGGAGTAGTGTCTTCAGTGCCATTGTCTGAGCCACCTGCAGCCAGGCTTGTGAGAGCTGCTGCTGCATCCGCTCGAGACTTCTGAGAGTCAGGATCAATGAAGGTAGGATTGCCGAGTACAAATGGCTTATCGATGCCGAGAGGCTTCTTACCCTGATCCTGTCTGACTTCATCCACAGTGACCTGGCCAGAGCGGATGAGGATCTCATTCTTCTCTGCTTCAGCTCGCTCATCAGTTTGATCAAGACCAGTGTATTTGAATTTGAGATTCTCATATCCCATGTCTGTCTGGATCACATCGGTGAAGATCTCCTGGAAGAATTCGGCCAGTGGCTTCAGACCACTATTGAATCCGATGTCTTGCTGGACCTCGCCTGTGCTCTTGTTCACAGTGTCAGTGAAGCCGAGCTCATTCGGTTGGATCTCGAAGAGCATACATGTCTTCATCATCAGCCATTCCTGGAGCTCTTTGTATCGCATGTCTTCAGGCTTGACTGCTGGAGTGTAGCCAGTAGCACCCTTGCCAGATGGTACGAATTTGAGCTTGCTCATGGCACGAGTATCGCCAGACAATGCTGCATCCCATAGAGCCTGGAATTCTTTGATCTGGTCAGGTGTCCATGCTTCAGGTACACCGAAGAAGCCCTCTGGAATGTTGCCTTCAGTGAGCAGGTGTACATTGTAGATATCAGACTTCAGTGCTGCAGACACACCAAGCACAAGGCTCTCAAGCGGAGCGAGGCCATATGGTGTATAGGTCCGAGAGTTCATCATCTCGTAATACATCTCATCGGCTGTGAATTCTCCGACTGTCTTGCCATGAATGATCTGCTTGTATGCAATGTCTGGAGGCAATGGAGTGCCACCATTATCATCAAGCTCAAGCACGATTGTTGCTGCATCTACAGGCTCGAGTGAGTAGAGACCACCACCCATATTCGGTCGCTTGTATAGGACCATCGCATCCAGTGTCAAAAGATCATCGACTAGTGTATCGATAAACTCTCGGAAGCGGACACGATATCCACCGATTGATTTGAAGTCCTTCTTGACCTGCTTGATGATAGCTGAGTTGTCAGTCTGATCATCTGCATCATCATTCACAATATCCCATTCAAGAGCGTTGAGCTGTCTCTTCCTTCGATTGATTGCAGCACGAGCCACATCATACTGGACCGAGAATCGCCTCAGAGTTGCGAAGTCAATACCATTGCCAGAGCCAGGCTTTGATCGGCCACTCGGATATGGATTGCTGAATGGCATTCGGTCACGAAGTACCGCCTGCATTCCTGTGCTGCTGGCTGTACCATCAGCCTTTGCTAGATCACCAAGATAGTCAGCCAGTGGCTTGAGTACTACCTTTGTATATGCATCTTTGATGATTCTCATCAGTCGCTTGCTCCTCTATTGGCCTCTGCTATAGCTGCTGCTGCAGCTCTCTCAGTGTCCACTTTATCGGCATAATATTGCTTGATGCCACTACTATTATTGTAACTGTCATAAGCAAAATTCATAAGAGCTGTACTATCTGGATGGTCATCATGTGCATCTTCCTGATCAGGATGGTGGACCACCATGTACTCTCCGACATACCGCTTCTCAAGATCAATGAATTCATCCTCGAATTCTTCAGAGGCGATTGCTGTCTGCTGTTCGATTGTGAGAGCTGTGCCAGGAGCAATCATCTTCACACCATGCTTGATCGGATCTTGCCAGTAATACATCAGATTGCCATTGATCTGCTTCTGATAGAGAGCCTTGTACATAATGTCTTTGGTCATGCGAGAGAATTTCATCCTGAAGATCTTGTATGGAGTATGCCTCTCAAATTTGTCAGGCATGAAGTCACCCTGTCCAGTGGAGTCGATCGAGCCTGCAGCGATCTTGAAGTACTGGAGCTCATCCTTCAGCAAGTCGAATTGATCCTCATAGTTTGTACCCTTGCCACCTGAGACAGACTTCACGATGGTCAGCCTGCCATCAATGACTCGGCCGATCTTGAGGATAGTCTGGTCAGTACTCTTGGCTGTATCGAGTCCGAAGTAGTGGTCCTGCTCAAGCCATGCACGATAGAGATTGTACTGCTCAGGAGTGAGCTGATGATCTGCAGCCCATTGATCACACTCCAGGAGATCTCTTCGGACCGCTGCTTTGTACCACTCACGATATTCCAGGAAGACAGAATCTGCAGAGGGATTCTCGAATGGCTTATCAATGCGACCAGCAATGAGCTGATGAGTGTCGATATACATGCCACCTGCAAGCTGCCAGACATTGTAGTATGGCTTCTGGATCTCAGGACTCATCAGGCCACGCTGAGCGATCAAGCTCTTCACAGTACGCTCATAGACCAGGTGTCGAGCATCACCAGTGATGTCATACATCCTCCGTCTGTCTGCAGCGATCTCTGGATATGTCATCACATAGGCTCGGCCCTTCTGGATGTCTCGGTAGAAGTCACACTTCGTATCGCCTGCAGTACCGACCTTCACGATGACAGCATTGGTCGATGCACCCATCGGCAGGATATCTTCATTCACGATCTTGTCATCTATGGCTTGAGCTTCCTCAATGATAATCAGGTGGAGAGTCTTGGACTCAGGCTTCGAGGTGGATGTGACAGGGAAGATGTAGCAGGAAGATCCATTGCCGAGTGTGATTGTCTTGGCATTCGATTCTTCCTTCGCCTTCTTGTTGGCATCGTGATCGATGATCATCAGATCCTGCTTCGACTTGGTGAGTGCATTCTTCAAGCGTTTGAAGTCGGTGTTCGCCTGCTCCTTCTGCGGAGCGAAGATCCCGATCTCTATCGGCAGATCAAATAGTTTGGTCACGAAGAGCATGATCGACTCGACTGTATGGACCAGAGATGTAGTCTTGCCTGATTGCCTGGTGTACTCAAAATTCAGCATGACTGATTCGAGGGCATCAATGTCCTCTTCAGTCACCTTCTTGCCTGTGAGCACCAGAAGATTCTGGACCAGAGGCATCAGGATCATTCGCCAGATCCTCCACTGGTAGCGGTAGAATCTAGTCTTGTGGTACTTCCACAGGTGTCTCGCTGTCAGTGCTTGCAGCTTCTGGACTATCTGCAGTGCTGAGAGCGAGGTGGTCTGTGTCTGTGCTTGGCTCGTCATCGATTATTATCTCCCCATCTTGCATCAATCCGAATTCTTCCAGCAGTGCCTCCACAGGATCTTTCGCTCCTGCAGGTGGCAAGTCTTTCACATTGGTCGGCTCTCGAAGCTCGACCTTCAGGATCTCATAACACAGCTTCTTGTCCATCATGTTGAGCCGATCCCATCTACCGACATCCTTGACAATGTTCGCAATGAGCTGAGCCTTTGCCAGTCTCAATGTCGGCACATTCTTCCGCTCAAGATCGAGTGCTTCCTCGATTGCATTTTGAGTGATTTGCTGTTGTAATGCTTGCCTCTTCTTCCCCCAGCCCTTTGTCTTTTGGAAGGTATGGCGAGAGCGTATTTTGTTTGGTGGCCAGCCCAGGACTTCATTGAGCCAGGTCGCTACCTTTGTATGTGTCGTGTTCAAAATGAATCCACGCTCAATAGCAGCCCAGTCTGTGTATGGAACTATGGCTGTTATGGCATGCTCAGGATTGCGAGAGATGCCATCAGTTGCTGTCTGTGGCTTCTTCGGCATCTCTTATCCCTTCTTGATTTGTGGCCTGCTATCGCCATCCAGGACTTCGATCCCGATGACTGAATAGGTGGTCCGCTCCTTGATTTGCTTGGCCTTCTCAAGAGCCTCTGCTTCGTCTGCAGCAGTGACTACTATATTGATGACAGCCAGCTTGCCGAGGTCCGACTCATTGAATGCTTGGACTGTGTACTTGTACATGATTATCCCCTTCCTTATTTTCAGACTCAGCATCGACCATGCTGAATGCTGACTCAATTATATCCTCTGTGTGAAGATCGACCAGATGCTGCCAGTGTTGTCGGCAGAGCAACAGTATTCTACCATCCCGACTCAAGCATGTGCCTGACCACTTCTTGCAATCATTGAATGCACAGTGGCCGAAGTTCACCTGAGATCCTCCAGCTCCCTCTCTAGCTTCGGCAAGAGTTGCTGTGCGAGGTCATGCATTTGCATGATCTCTATGTGATGCAGGTGAGCTGACACAGCGATGATTCGCCTGCAGACAAATATGCCTGACTTGACAGCCATCCGCTCATTCAGTCGGTCGAGCCATTTGGTGAATGCTTCCATTAGAATGCACTCCCCCCCAGCCTGCCCTCTTTGAGCATCTGTCTAGCTTCCAGGATCATCTGCAGTTTGCCATCGGCCAGCTTGAAGCGAAGTCTCCTGACACTGCTGGAGATGCTAGGCTGACTCACATCAAACACAGCACCGATCTCAGCATGTGTGTATCCTGCACACAGCAGGTCCACTATGAGCTGCTCTCTGAATGTCAGTAGATCATAAGTCTCCTCAGCTACTAGGAATCCGACAGCCTTCTCTAGTGGAGTTATCTCTGAGTACATATCATTGAGATCCACTTGCTCGAGTGTTTTTGTTTTGTTCATTTCGCCTCGTGATTCCGACAGTGCCATCTTGAGCCCTGCCTATATTGGCACTCTTATCTCTGATTATTCTGGCAGATACATCTCGACCGCATCGATAGCAAGGCACGACCACATTCTGCTTCTCCACTCCATAGAGGAAGAGATCCTGCTCGAATCCACACCACTCATGCTTGTATCTATAGACAGCCATACTACTTCTTCTGCCTCTCTAGCTTTCGCCTTTGAGCTCGATTCATAAACTGGCCACCAGGACCACGCCTCTGCTCGAGTTCATAATTCTCTTTTGCTGCAGCCATTGCAGCCTCATCTACTACAGCGATCCACTGCTTGCAGATATTGGACCAGTTGAGATTGCCGACCCACTGGAAGGCAGCCTCGACATTTGGCTTCTCTTGATCATCCATGATCTTCTCGATTGCATCTGCTGCAGCCTTCACATCCATGAGTGGTCTGATTCGCTCGTTGTCCATCTCCTTCACGATCCACATGCTAGGATCTGCACCGCTTGGAATCAGCTTGACTCGATTCATTGCACCCATCTCAGAGAAGCTCGTATTGTCTGGAGCGACCACAGGAGTCTTTGTGGCCATTGCTTCAGTCATGGACAATCCCCACCCTTCACCGAGAGTAGTAGACAACACGAGGTCCGCTGCATTGTATATACGATTCACATCCTCGAGAGGCATGCCTTGATTTGCATTGAAGATCTTTGGACTAGGTAGGAAGAATTCATACTCTTTGCCGAGCCCGAGCTGATTGGCTATCGTGAAGATATTGCCACCAGCATCTTCATACTGCATGTGCAGGTAGAGCAATGGTCTTCGGCCACGATCCCACAGCTCTTTGAGTATCATGAGGCTTCGAGCAATGTCTTTGCGAGGCTGATTGCGATTGATATTCACGATCAAGAATCGGTCATCTGCCTGGCCATTGAAGTACTGATGTCGGAATGCTTTGACATCTTCCTTGTCTTGGATAGGGAAGAAGTGATTCGGATTGTTGCCATGATAGATCACTCGGAGGCGATCTTCTAGCTCAGGCATGTGCTTCAATGTCTCTCGCTTGCCATACTCGGTATAGACCACTGGATAATCTGCACCAGCCACTGTCTGCACCCACTCTTTTTTGAGCTGAGCATCGACTGGATAATACCAGACTGTTTTGAATACCTTGTGGCCATGTTCGATCAGAGCATCCTGTGTAGTCTTGATTTCTGACATGATAGGCTCGATCACGAATGTATCCTGTAGCATGAAGACCACATCATATTTGCCTGAGCCCATGAGGTCCAGCAATCGCTGTCGGCCATAGACATCGCCATATGCACCAGCATTCATCATGCCACCTGGCATAGCTGGATAGACATTGCCTGGCCACTTCTCAGCATCTATCGGATCGCCTGAGTAATTGATAGCGATCACATCAATATTGTATTTGCCTGTAGCGTGGAGCTCTCTGGCTATGTTGCCGAGCACTTGAGCGAATCCAGTGCCACAACAATAGTCACCATACAGCAGGAGATTGACCTTCTCCGCTCCCTGCTCGAGAGCTCGCTTTGCTGCATCATCAATAGTGCCTTGAGCTATAGCATCCATTGTGGATTCTCCAGTGTCCATTCTACTGTCTTTGCTAGGGATTCCTCGAAGCTCACAGGTGGCTTCCAGCCGAGTGCAAATAGCTTGCTACCATCAAGAGCATATCGCCTGTCATGGCCTGGTCGTGTGTGGTGGAAGTCTACCAGTTTGTACTTCAGATCCTTGCCGACTAGCTTGGCAATCTCTTGAGCGAGCTCGAGATTGTTCTTCTCAGTATCACCGACCACATTGTATCGGTCTGGCATCACGATCTCATTATTGTCCACATACTTTGTCGGAGCTCCCTGATTGATTAGGAAGAGCAGGGCATCTGCATGATTGCGAGCGTGGAGATAGAAGCGAGATCCGATGAATTCTTCAGTGCCATGAATGGTCACTTCCTTGCCTTCGTGGATACCCTTGATCAGCATCGGCACAAACTTCTCATTGTCTTGCATCTCACCGATATTGTTCATGGTATTGGTGATGATTAGAGGCACATCATAGGTCCGCCAGTAGCTGATAGCGATGGCTTCCTGTGCTGCCTTTGAAGCTGAGTATGGATTGCTCGGCAGGATCACAGACCATTCAGGATGATCGTGTGTCGGAGCTGCACCATACACCTCATCAGTACTCACCTGGATGAATACTTCAGGCTTCACGATGCGAGCATATTCCAGCATGTTCAGGACCAGAGCCACATTGTTTTCAATGAATGGTACTGGATCTTCGATCGAGCGGTCCACATGAGACTCGCTGGCCATGTTCACAATGTAGTCAATATGACCGATACGATTGATCATCTGCTCGCTGAATGGAGCAGCCAGATCATGAGTAATGACAGTGCATCGTGATCGCCAGTCTTCGTGTGCTTCAAACATCTCAGCGATGCGATCGGTCTTGCCCTTGTGCCTGAATGAATCTATCAGGACCAGATGCCAGTCGGTATTGTGCATGAAGTGAGCCAGTGTGTGTGCTCCGATGAAGCCACCTGCTCCAGTCAATAATGCTCGTTTTGTCATTTTGATGTCTCTCCTTCTTCCTCGAGTTCTTTGATTAGTGTATCGATCACTTCAAATCGGCTGCTGAATTCTCGCATCTTGGACTTTGCTCGGCCGAGCACGAAGATCAGCCACACCCACAGCAAGAAGATTGTCACATACCAGTGACCTCCCCACTGCAGGAAGTTCAATGTCATCACCAGTATCAGGAAGCCGAAGCTCACTGTGTCTGATATGATTGCCTGAAGAGCAGACTCTCTCACATATATGATCCGCTTCTCTGATGGTTTTATTTTTTCACTCACGATTGCACCTCCTTACTTGATAATGGATTGACCACTGTGCCATCTGCCCTCTTCCATTGAGCAGGTGTCAGAGAGTGATCATCATATGGTACTTTGAATGTCTCATCCAGCAGGCGAGTGACAGAGCCCCACTTCTTCATGAAGTAGTCATGGCTGTGCTGGCTGTTTGGATTGTCCATCAGGCTTGTGGCCACTCCGCCATAGTGGACCATCGGAGCTTGATTTGTGCAGATCTCTTTGTATCCGAGCAGCTTGGATCGGTAGTGAGAGTCATTGTCTTCATACCATGCAGGGATAAAATTCTCATCGAAGAAGCCGACCTTCTCGAAGAAGTCTCGAGCGATCAGGAAGCATGAGAAGTTTGGATGCTCGCTCCATGTGGCAGGAGTACCTTCAGCCAGCGAGTAGCTCAGAATGTCTTCAGGATTTGCAAGCTCCAGCATTATATTGTTTGGTGTAACCATCACAACATTCTCGCTCTCATTGAGCTCTTGGTGTACTCGGACCATTGCATCGATACAATCAGGACTGAATAAGATGTCATCATTGCAGAGCATGGCATAGTCACAGCCATCCTTGAATGCCTGCAGAGCCATTTGATTCCAGGTCTGAGAGAGCGGTCGATTCAATCTCCACTGATCAAACATGTAGAGATTCCACTCATGCGATGTCTTGATACTATGGACCGACTCAGCGAATCCCTTGAAGTTATTGAGCACAGAGAATCCGATCCCGATCTTGATCGGCTTCTTTGGACTCATAGCTTTGAGCTCTTCTTTTGTTGGTAGATCATATGGATCTTGCATGACTAGCACCTCCCTCTGTACTGTTCGTCTGATGTTGGCTTGATATCACTCCTCACGAAGAAGCAATCATTGTGCTCATAGATCGGAGAGTCCAGTGTGAAGCCTCGTGATTTGAGCCAGGCTGCTACCTCAGCTCCTGGAGTTTCGCCTTTGTATACAGGCGTGACTGATAATTCGATGCATAGGTATTTGAATTGCTTCAGCCATTTACCCATGCCGAGCAGGATCTCCATCTCATTGCCCTGTGTGTCGAGCTGCAGTGTGTCATATTGACTGAGATCAATCAGTCGCTTCTGACCACGAGAGTCCACATAGAATTGATTATTCATCTGCTTGGCCCATTTGTCGAAGCGGACCAGCTCGATCTCTTCAGTGCCGACTATGGCAGCCTGGCCTTGATTCCAGTTCTTCAGGACTTCAGGATGATCCCATTCAGTCTCTAGTATTGATGAGCCCTTGCCATCTATTGCTGTGACCTGCAGATCGGCCATCCTGTTTGTGTCATGGAGGCCGAGCTTGAAGACATGAGCCTTGTCACCATACCGCTCATCCAGAATATCGAATGCTGACTGCAGTGGCTCGAAGCCGATCAGGTGATCGATACCCATGCGGATGAAGTTTTCAATCTCTTCCCCATCATTTGCTCCAGCCTGTACTACACCATTGAGGTCGAATCCTTGAGTCGTAAAATGTGAGAGCTTATTCCGCTCCTCTGCTTCATAGAATCCTGGTAGATCACGCTTCATTCGACCACTCCATCTTTGCTATTCCACCAGCGGAATGTCACTGGAGGCAGCTCTGGAATCTTCTCACCGAGCTTCAGCGATTTGAATGTCTTGGATGTCAGCACGATGGCAAACACCTGGCGATTAGAATCATAATAGACATGGTGGAATTGAGTATCTTCAGGCAGGTGGCCTTCCTGGATCACCCATCGCTGGCTTGTCATGAAGCGGACCATTGCTTCAGGATGCATCCACAGCAGAGCTTGCCTGCTCATGTCTGGAGTCTTTGCTATGTCTTTTGATCGGCCGAGAATACTCATGCTGCTATCACCTCCTCAAGTGCTTTTGATTCTGCTTCCTCATGCTCAAGCCTATGGACCATCACGGTCAGTCGCTCATCGGCCATGACTGCAGTGTATCCGAGCTTCTCATATAATCGCCTCGCTCCCTCGTTTGTGTTGAGTACATCGAGCCAGGCTTCTTCGGAGCGGAGATCTTCATGGATCATGAGAGTCATTTGCTCGAATAAGAAGTACCCTGCACCTTGACCCCTTGCTTCCTCTTTGAGTCCACCAGATACCCACCAGCGACCATCACGCTTGCTGATCAGCCCATATCCGATTGTCTGATCCTCATTCTTGACCAGGTATCCGAAGAGCTCACCCCTCTCCCGAGCTGGAAGATATGTCTCCCGATACCATTCTGCTTGCTGAGCAGGCAGGATCTCGGCTGTATTGTGAGTCATGAATTCTCGGACCTCATTGCGAATATCCATCATGTCGAAGGCTTGTGATGCCGACTCCATTTCATGCAAGATGTGTGACATTGTAGCCCTCCCTGATTATCGCTGGCAGCCAGTGCTTCTGATCTCGGTATTCCTTCAGGTATCTATGCTCAGCTATCAGGTACATCTGAGTCTCAGGATTGCCACAAGGAATATTCCGCTCATCGAGAGCCTCTGCTGCAATGTCTGTAGAGCCATTGTCTCGCCATGCAATACCACGATCATCCAGGAATTTTATGCAATCATTGCGGTATCGCTCATTGCCAGTAGTAGTCATGCCACCGATGTGATCATTATCACTACCCATTGTGATGACATGGTATCCAGCCTCGATAGTTCTGATCGGCCAGATGCGGTCATAAAAATGTGCAAGGGTAATGTCTTCCCACTTCTCATCCTCTCGGACCAGGTGAGGTATGACATTTCTTCTGAATAACATGAAGAGTGAATCAAGCACGATCGCTGGCTCGATGCCTTCGATCCGCTTGCCTGCAGATGGATCTTGACCCTTCCAGGTCTGAGCTCCGACCTGTACTTCTCGGCCCATAAAGTTGCATACTGTGTGGCCACCACGACCACCACGCTCATCGACTTCACGAGATCCACACAGCCCGATCAATCCGAGCTGAGGATCTTGCTCGAATGCCTGCAGCATCCTTCGATCCCAGCCTTGCTCATAGAGCATCAGATCATTGTGCATAAGTCCGATGAATTCCTCATCAGGATATTGATCAAATAATTGTTTCAGTGGTTGGTAGTATCCGATATTCTCTTTGTTGGATATCAGGCCGACCTTGTATCCATTGATCTCTTTGCAGATCTCGAATGGCTTATCACAGTTGTATGGAGTCTCTGAAGCGTTGTCAATGATGACAGGCTTTGTCGATGCCATGACTGCATTCTTTGTGAGGTGGTCCAGTGCCACCTTTGAGAGCTCGTGGCCCTCTACTACTGGAAGTCCGATGATCATTTCCATACCGCCTTTTTGAAGTGCATCCAGCGAGTGAGTGGCTGAGGGTATGTCCGATGATGCTTCTTCCATTCATCGACAGCCCTGACTCTCTCTATGGATATCATTATTGCTAGGCTCAGAGCCTTTGTCTTTCGCTTGCCTTTGTGATCGATGCAGTAATTCACATACTTGATACCACGCTCGAGCAATCGCTTGAGCTCTTCCTGGCTCTCAGGGAATTGATCTGCATTCATACCATCATGCTTGCTCATGACTTCTTCCCTTGCTTCTGAGCAAACTTATTGCACACCCCTGCTACATGATCGAGCTCTTCTATACTGAGCCCCCAGTGGACAGGGATGCACACCATTCTATCTGCAAAATATGCAACACCGTCAAGACCCTTGCGAGCGAATGGCTTGAATACTGAGTACTCGTCATTCCGCCTGTGGACCTGTGACACCATCACACCATTGTCAGTAGCATATTGCTTGAATGCATCTCGGCTCTTCTGGTCAGGTAGGATAAGAGTGTAGAGCCACCATGCTGATTTGCGATCATCGCCTTCAGATTGTCGGACAAAATATGTATCCAGTTTTGAATCATAATATTGTGCATTGTTTCGGTGAGCCTGCAGTACTGTGGCCACATGGTCCATCTGAGTGATGCCGATTGTAGCATTGAGATCATTCATGTGGAATTTGTATCCCCATTCCTCAATGTCTTCTGAGATCCGAGAATCAAGTGAGTCGATATCACGAGCGATACCGAACCACCTGAGATTCCGAGCTCGCTTGTAGTCTGCAGGATCTTTGCATGTCAGGATGCCACCATCACCAGTCGTGATGTGTTTAATCGCCTGAAGACTGAAGCAGGTGAAGTCAGCTATTGTGCCGACCTTCTGGCCTTTGTATTCAGCTCCGAAGGCATGAGCAGCATCCTCGATCACTTTGAGATCATGAGCTCTCGCAATGCTCACGATCTGATCGAGGTCTGCAGGCATGCCTCCCCAGTCTACAAATAAGATGGCCTTTGTTTGTTTTGTGATTAGCTTCTCGATTGATTCTGCATTTATGTTGCCACTCACAGGATCAATATCAGCGAAGACTAGCTTGCCTCCGAGAGATAATACAGGAAGATTAGTGGCCGAGCAAGTCATGGCTGTAGTGATCACTTCATCACCAGGCCCGATGCCAGCAAGTCTCATGGCCAGAGTCAATGCAGATGTACCGCTATTGAGTGTCACTACATGATCTGTGCCGAAGAAGTCTCTGAGCCTCCCTTCAAATTCCTCCACCTTTGGACCTTGTGTGATGTAGCCACTATGAAGAGTCTTCAGTAGTGGCTCATCGATTGTCTGTGGTGTGTGTGTTTTGAAGAGTGGAATCATGACTATATCTTCTCTGAGTCATCCTCTGGATTAGTGATAGCTCCTTCAGTGATTGCAAATAGTGCAGCTTCTGATGCAGCATTCTTGACAGCAGATAATGTGACCAGGCTCGGATCGATGATGCCAGCCTTGAATGCATCCACTACCTCTCCTGTGTAGAAGTCGATGGTCAAGCTCTTATCAGCCAGAATCTTCTCTAGGTCAGCCTTGTCGAGCTCTAGGCCACTATTAGCAGCCATCTGCTTGATAGGCTCGAAGCAAGCCTTCACGACTGCAGCCAGGCCGAATGCCTCCTCTGTGCTGAGTCCATCAGACTTGACCTTTGATGCTGCACGATAGAGAGCAGCTCCACCACCAGCGATGATGCCATTTGCAAGAGCAGCCTTTGATGCATTGATCGCATCCTCGACTCGGAGCTTCCGCTCATCTCGCTCCGCTTCACCGACACCACCGACTCGGATCACACCGACACCAGACTGCAGGCGAGCAATACGCTCATCAATATTGTTTTTCTCAAATGCTTGCTTGCTGTTGGCCTTCTGTGCCTGTAGCTCTTTGATTCGCTCTGCAGTTTCACCAGCACCACCCATGATTGATGTACGATCTCGGCTGGCGATCACTCGCTCAGCGTGGCCGAAGTCATCAGGATTGTATGTGTCTGCAGGATTCTGTGGATTGTTAGGCAAGCGATTGCCCTCATCACGAGCGAAGAATTTTGCACCAGTAGCCTCAGCCATATCACGGAGCACCGCCTGGCCTTGCTCACCGAGAGCCTGGACCTTGATCGGAATAAGTGTGAATTTGCCCTGAGCCTTATTGATAGCACATGCAGCCATTGCTTCACCTGTCACTGAGTTGGCTATCAGGACACCTGCTTTGTGGCCCATGTTGGCAATGACTTCCATCAAGCGGACTATCTCAAGCCCATTCGTGAAGTCGTGGTCGGTCACGAAGATCGGCACATCAGTGACATCGGCTTCCTGGCGAGCAGCATTCGTGATGAATACTGGAAGCTGAATGCCTCCACGAAGCTCAATGCCTTCAGCGATTCGACTGGTAGTCTCTTCACCTTCACCATCTTCGATTGTCACGACACCATTTGAGCCCACCTTGTGGACAGCTTCAGCGACTAGCTTGCCGACTTCAGGATCGCCACATGATATTGTGGCCACATTGATGAGAGCTTCGAGATCTTTGGTCTCCACGATCTCATCCTTCAATGCTTCGACTACAGCTTCTGCAGCCTTCTCGACACCACGCCTGAGCAGCACTGGATCAGCATCATTGTTGATCTGCTGCAGGACATGAGTGGTCATAGCTTGAAGCAGGAGAGTGACTGTAGTAGTGCCATCGCCAGCGACATCATTTGTCTTGTTGGCTGCAGCCTTCACAGTCTCTACACCGATCTCTTGGAATGGCTTGTCTTTTGGAGCATGCAATTCCCGAGCTATGGTGACACCATCATTTGTGTTGAGTGGTGGTCGGTATGGATCAGTCTTGAGTACAATATTTCGGCCTCGTGGTCCGAGCGTGGTCTTCACCACATTTGCCACTAGATCGATTCCTGCCTTCACTTCCGATCGAGCATCCGATCCAGTCTTGATTTTTGTACTCATGATTTTGCCTCCGTTACCTTTGCTATGATGTCTGATTCGGTGATGGAGGTCAGGAGATCACCATTCACATATAGTGATGAATATTCTCCTGGACTTAAAAGCACCAGCTCATCTGCAGCATATGCAGCATCGGCTGGGGCGTGAATGATTCGGTAGATAGCACCATTGCGGTCGCTAGATCCACCAGTATCGAATTGTGATTTTGTTTCGGACTCGACCTTTTTGGCCAAAATATTAGAGTCCACCATTTGTATTTGATACATCGACTGCACCTCCTTCGTATCAATTTTGATTGTAGCACAAGCACTTTTGTGGATGCAACAACAAACATTATTGAATTAGTTATTGTGTAGTAATTAGCATACTATAAGCAATACTATAGAGCACTCCCCTACCCCTCCCCTGTTTCGCCTTGAAAAACATTTTACCCCTGTTGTGTCAAATTTATTTTGTAATATGGTAGGGCAGGGGAGTGGTCAATGTTCGTTATTTGTTCGGACTATTGCGACCTCTGTACGAGGATTCTTCCTATCTAGTAGCACCCTTGATCCATCGTGGCCGATAATGATATTGAAGTTGTCATCCTTCAGGATCTCCATCTTCACTAGGGTATCCTGGATTCCTTCGTATAAAGCAGATAGATCTACCACCCTCAATGTCTGCATAAAAAATTTGCACACAAGGAGCACTGGATAATCTATCGGCTCATCAGGTCTTCTCTGCAGGGCTAGCTCATCCATCGCATTATTCACCCATGCTCGGTACTGTGGAGAGTAGACCACGATCGGTCTACCATTCCTCCACACTACCTTTTGAGTATTCTTCTTCACGATCGGATTGCCAGTGATCGTATAGCTCAGCATTATTCGACAGCCCTGATCATCCAGAAGTATGCACAGAAGATCAGCAGCTCTCCGAAGATTGCGATTGCCATATATAGATGCTCATGGAATAGCCAGAAGATCAGTATGAGATACAGACCATAGACTGAAGCCAGAGCAAGTGCCATCATCACGATGGCCCATGCGATAGTTTTGAGTATTGTTTTCATTTTGTTTTGCACCCTCCTCGATGACTGCTCTATGCAGCCACCTCTTCTTTTAATGAGTGTAGTTTGAAGAAGACATCCTTGCAAGCTCGGACATCTACCATCGCATCGTGAGCACCTTCAATCCCATATCCCATGAAGTGAATGTGAGCTTCCTCCAGGCGTGGATTCTTGAATTCCTGAGTGATACCCTTGTCCTTGAAGAATGAAGCCTGAGCTTCGCTGAGTGGCAGCTTCATGATGTCTCGGGTATTGAGCATGGTACAGAAGACCTTCGACTCAGCCTCTTTGTAGATCTCATTCCAGACAGCCACTGCAGTCGGATCATTGTGGATGTTCGTATAGTAATCGATCTCGCATGTCAGCAGGTCCATGTCAAACTCCGCATTGTGAGCCACGACAGTATCTGCCTGCTCCATCATTGCGAAGAATGCACTGAGCCCCATGTACCGATCGACACCATACTTCTTCACGAATTCAGTGCTGAAGCCATGCACATTGCTGGCCTCGACTGGTATATTCACGAAGCCTTCTGGCTGCAAGAGCAGATTCAATTCACCCACCACCTTGCCTTCATTGTCTGTGAGCATAGCTCCGATCTGGACTATTCGTGGAATGAATCCACCCTTCCGAATGCCAGTAGTCTCTGTGTCAAAAAATAGGATCATATAATTCCCTCGTCTATGTTTGTGAATCTTGGAGGGGAGCAGACACCTCCGACCGCTCCCCAGTACCTCGCATGAGTCTCTCAAATTGTTACGCTTCTTCAGCTTCAGCGATCAGCCCGAGTACGATGTCTCCGAGCTTGGCCTTTGCCGAATGAATGCCAGCGTAGTTTTCACTGACTCGCTTCCATCGGCCATTGCCTTGTCGCTGCTGCACATAGAATTCTGTGTCACCCCATGATTCCTCTTCACGCTGGATTCGGAATGTAGGGATTGTGATCTCAGTGATCTTTGCCATGTGTTTGCACCTCCATTTTATTTATACCCTCCACCTGCTCGACCTGCAGGCTGACTTCAAACTCTCTCCAGGATCTGCAGATGCTCGAATGGAATGATCACCAGCATTGTGCCTTTGACCATCTGCTTCTCGAAGTCGAGCTCCTGCAGTAGTTTGCCATCAAAATAATAATGGTCTGGTATCGATAATTCACCATCGGATTTGCGGACATAGGTGAAGTGTATCTCATTGTGGTATGTGATCCGCTTGGCATCCAGGCCGACCATCTTCTTCCCGCCATTCCAGATCGGAGCTCGGATCTTGAAGAGGTTGCATACAGTATTGCGGTCCAGTTGTTTGATCTCAGCCATTTGCTGCCTCCAGCTTCTTGACTGCATCAATGACCTGAAGAGCCCATATCCTATCGGCCAGAGTCCGCTTCCGCCATTTGCGAATACTAGCATCATATATCATGTCACTCACCTCGAAGCCCCTTTGCTATATTGCCGAATGCATCACTTATTGCCTGAGCAGCATTGCTGAATGTGGCCTTGATTGCAGACCATATCTTCTGCATCCTGAAGGATGCCAGCCTACTTTGGCATAGTGAGGTATTAAGCATTGCATTGATATACCAGAGAGCCTGCTCGGGATCGGTCGATCGGATGAGCTGCAGATCTACCTCTCTAAAGATCTCAGCAAAATGCTCAAGCTCATCAATCTTCAATTCATCAATAGTCATGACTTCCTCGCCTTCGCATTCGGATCAGGGAATAGAATCTCTTTGCCTTCATCTAGCAGGCCGAGAGGGAAGTCCTCCAGCTTGCCACTGTTGCGAGCCCATGCTGATCGCTGACCAGCGATGCTCGCTCCACGCTTATTCCGTTTGAAGTTGGTCGGACTAGCTTTGCCACCTTTGCGACCTGCAGCCACCTTCTTCGGATCTTTGGCTTTAGTCTTCATGCTGCAATTCCTCCTTCGTGACTATGCCCTGATACTTCAGAGCATCACAGCCACAGTGCTCACACACCTTCTTGACCTTCTTGGTCGGATCATTATTCTTGTAATAGCACGAGCCGACATGTGCTTCGTTTGCTGATACGAATCGGCAATTCTTGCGGACTGATGTGACCTGGATCAGTTTGCAATTCAGGCATCTAGTCTCGAGCTCATATGTGAGAGTTGGCATCCTGATCTCCCTCCGCTGCACAGAAGAGGCAAGTCGCTCCCTCTGTGTATTTTGAAGCTCCACACTTCTCACACTTGAATATCTCTCTGACCTTCGAGGCAGTCTCAATTTCCTCTGCAGTCATCATCAGGATCTCGAGCTGAGCAAACTTATTCGCCAGAGCAAGCATCGATCGGCCGAGCCATGTATCAATGAATCGCTCCATGAAGTGATTCGTGGTCACACCCTTGATCTCGATTGTGTACCTTCGATTGAATACTTTATTGCGTGACATTAGAAGACTCTCCTGACTAGCTTGATTCCTTCGACATTGAGCAGGTTCAAAAATGCCTGCAGCTCAGTGATCAAATGCTCTTCGGCATATGCATCATAGTAGACAGTCTTGCCATCGACAGAGCACTTGAGCTCTGGATACTTCTCCTTGAGGATCTGCTCCAGAGGCTTCTTCTCAGCGAGGCTCATACAATCTTCTCCTGCTCCCCAGCATCAGTCCTGTGCTCGGCA